CATCAGCAGTAGTATCAGTATTGGGATCAGCAACATCAGCATCAAAATCAGCTTTGCTATCATATACTTTTCCTGTTCTTTTGTGTTTAATAATTTCTGTTGCTTCAGCAGCTATTTTTGGTAAATCACTCATTGTTTCCGTCCTTGTCTATTATATTTTTTATTATGTTGCAACTTCTTTTTTTTGTTAGGATTTTTTGTATGTCGTCTAGGTCTTTTTCTAGGCTTTGGCCTTGGAACGTAATGTGTAAATTTTTGTCTAGCCATTTTTGTACCACGCTAAAATAACAAATCTTTCGCCTTCTTCAAGACTACTTACTTTATGTTTTTTATCTGAATCAAATATGCAAATTTTTCCTTTTTCTGGTTTTATCTCATAATCTTCAACTGTTGTAACACCACCTTTATAATTATCATTTAGGTAAGTTATAGTGGTTACATCATAATATATAGTATCGTCATGCCAATCATGGAATTCACCTACAGGCCAAAATGCTAACTCTATATTTTTTAATATTTTTCTTGGTTTTAATTTAATATATTTTTTTACTATATTATTAATAATAGGGTTTTCATGAAATTTACTTAAATCTAAGATTGATCTTTTTTTAAATAATTTAGTATTACTTTTATTTTTTTTATAAAAATTAATTAACTCATCACACAAACATGGATGTAAAAAA